TCAAGAATATAGTTGCAGATCAAGAACTATGAGTTAGTTAACAAACTTCTTTTGGAAGTAAAAATAAAAATACCATCTTTAAAAATTCTGACTTCTAGATGGTAAGTCAAAGGAGAAGTAAAATGGTTTATCAGGAAAAATTTATCGGAATTATTAAAACAAATGGCAAGGTATTGAGAGAAATGGATGATGGTGTAGTTTATTTACCGTTTTCATCTGAGTATGAAATTCAACTTAAGAATTTAAACTCAAGAAAAGCACAAGTGAAGATTTCTATTGATGGTCAAGATGTTTTATACAATAAGGCATTGATTATCAATCCAAATGAAACCCAAACTCTGACTCGTTTTGTTAAAGATTTAGACAAAGGAAATAAGTTCAAATTCGTAAGAAAAACACAACAAATTTCTGATTATCGTGGAGATAGGATAGATGATGGTATCATTCAGATAATCTACACATTTGAAAAACAAAAACCGATTACCATTACCACCAATCATTATCACAATAATTGGTGGTATCCAAACTATCAACCATATTGGTCTTGGCCTCAAATAATTTATACAAATTCTACTGGATTGGTTGGAGGTAGAGGAAGTAGTTGTAGTAATTTTAGTGCAGATAGCAATCCAAATATGAATGACGCTCCCGTAGTTATGGCGTGTTGTTCTGAACCAAAAGATTTTTCTAAACCTTTGGTAGATGAAGGTATAACTGTTGGTGGAAGCCAGTCTTTCCAAAAATTTAACTATGGTTCAATAAACGAATTAGAAGAAAATAGTCATGTGATAATTATAAGACTAAAAGGATATCATAATGATAAACAAGTTGAAAAGCCTTTGATGGTTAAAGAAAGCCTTGTTTGTGATATATGTGGGACTAAGAATCGTTCTAACCATAAATGTTGTTCTGAGTGCGGAACTGCTTTGGAATTCTAAATGATAAAACTACGCAAGCGTCCATTTCATAGAAGATTGATTAATTCTTATAGAATATATCGCAAGATTGGATTTGGACGCTTGCGTTCTTTCAAGTGTGCATGGGAGGTTTCATGTCTATAAAAAATTTAAATTGTTTTTTGTCTATAACCGGAGAATGTAGTGAATGTGGTAAAGAATTATCTGTTGTTGTTGACCCATTTGGTTATTTTGAGTTTTTTGGGGCTTTTTCTAAGATTGGTTATGCTACAGATGAAAGTCTTATAGAATTTCTTGAGTATAATTTGTTAGAAGACCATCTTGAGAAAGATTGTAAAAAATATTTAAAACATATGAAAGAAGTAAAGAGAAATCTTACTCAGATTATCAAAATAAAATCATAAAATTTATGACCATAATCCAATTTAAATCAGTTACTATCAAATCTATATATAGAGAAGCCATTAGAGAAATAAATAAGATGTATCATTTGACAAAAGGTGGTAGTGATTTGATGGTGAGCACAGATGAAGAAGAAAGGCAATTATTTGATGATGGTATGATAGATGAGATGCCACTGTTGGATTTTCATACATGGGCTAAAAATAGGTTGAATGAGTTATGATACATAGTGAGATTATAGAATGGCTAAATTAACTGAACAAGAAACAATTGAACTAATACTTCTTGCCAGAAGTATAGAATATTTCTACGATCTATCTTCTTGGGAAGATAAGTCATTAAAAACACTTTTAAAGTCGGTAAAACAATCTGAAAATGAACTACTTGCAAAGTTAAACCAATACGGGCAAAATCTCCCATCATGGCAAGAAGACAGGATGATAGCACTTCTTGACAACTTTAATAGAATGACATTGGGAATTAGATATGTATTGGAAGGTGGTATAGCCCAGATTGCGAGCGAAGCAGGAGCATCAACTATTTTGGCAATGAACGATATAGTTAGTTTTGGTGGTAGAATTAATAATTTTAATAGTGTAACATTAACTGCGGAACAATTGAAAACAATAGTTGTAAACGAGCCAGTTGGTGGAAAATTATTGAATGGATGGTTGACAGACACGTATGGCGCAATGAGTGAAGAAATAAGACAAGAAGTGTTGACTGGAATGTTGAAAGGGGAATCATATTCAGAGTTTACAAATCGCCTTAGCAATGGTTTTGATATGGCAAGGAAGGATGCTGTTTCTATTTCGCGTACCTATGTACAAAGTGTGAATGTCATGGTGATGGAAGAGGTCTACAATTCAAACAAGGATGTTGTAAAGGCTGTTAAGTGGGTATCGTCACTTGAAAATTCCTACAAGAAAACTGGTCGGGGTGTATGCCCTGCGTGTTTATTGATTGATGGAACTGTATATGAGTTAAATGAAACAAGACCGCCCTGCCCCTTGCATATAAATTGCAGGTGAATTTTAGTTCCCCAACTAGTTAGTTGGAAAAGTCTTGGGATTGACCTTCCAGAAATAGAGGAAATTTATAGACCTTATGTTATGAGACCAAATTTGAATATTGGGACTGGGGGTAGAAGGGAAATTGAAGATTTTGGTTTTTTTCAAGGAGGGGGAAAAGAGTGGGTAATGCAACAAAGTGATAAATTCAAATTAGATATGCTTGGTAGAAAAAGATACAACTTGTTACAAGAGAATAAAATAAAACTAGATGATTTGATAAATTATAAAACTGGAAAACTTATATTACTTAAGGATTTGATTTAATGGTTTAATTTACATTAATATTTTGAAATAAATGAAGAAACAATAATTTTATTAACCCTTAACTTTTGGGAGGATTTATGTGTTGTGCATCCATCACGAGGTCTGGCCATGTGGCGTGGAAGAGTGCATCCACTTTGGAGATATGTCAAGAATTTGTAGGTGTTTAGATTCAGAACATTACAATCAAATTTGCAAGAGCAATGGTTATAAGTTAAAAGAAGGAGAATTTGAAATTGAAAATATGTTGGAAAAATTTGGAAAATGTAAAATATAAAGATGGTAAATTTTATTTATTAAGGGAGAAATTAAAGAGAGGAAAATATTTAGATTTTGTTTTGTTGTTTTATTTTGAATCATGTAAAGTATGTGGAGAACCATTTCTTTTCTCTAATAAAGATGGAACTTCTTGTAGCCGTTCTTGTTCTAATTCTGGCAAAAATAATCCTATGTATGGGAAAAGAGCAAAAATTCATGGAATGCTTGGTAAGCATCAAACTGAAGAAGCAAAAAGAAAAAGTAGAGAATCTCATCTTGGCGATAAAAATTGTTGGTTTGGTAAAAAGTTTACAGAAGAACATAAACAGAAATTGGGAGAAGCTAAAAAGGGTATAAACAATCCTAAATATGAAGGTGGTTATTTTTCTAATAATATCCCAAGATATGATTTATATGTAGATAGATTAGAACCTATAGAAAAGTGTAGGAGAAATAAAGAAGACCCAAACATATTAGAAGTAAAATGTACCTATTGTGGTAAATGGTTTATACCAACTATGCGACAAACAAGAAACAGAATAGAAGGTATAGACCATAATGATACTCATAGATTTTATGACTCAAATTTTTGTAAAAAAGAATGTCCCATCTTTGGTAAACATAAACATTATAAAGGTCAAGAAGGTTATAGTTCTAGAGAAGTCCAACCAGAACTGAGGCAAATGAGATTTGCCATTGATGATTATACTTGCCAAAAATGTGAACAACATGGAGGCTCTCTTCATTGCCATCATTATGAAGGCATTGAACAAAATCCAATAGAATCTGCTGATTTGGATATGTGTATTACTTTATGTAAAAAATGTCATAAATTTGTTCATACTTTACCGGGATGTAATTATTACGATTTAAGGAAATGTATATAATAAAGAGGAGAATACAGAATGTCTAGATATGAAGTAAGAGATAATTTTCTTTACATAGATGGAGTACAAGTAGAGTATAGACCATCCCCCAATCATGGTGGCGAGATAGAAATAAAATTTGTTGTAATTCATTATACCGGGGACAATTCGCTTGAAGGTGCTTTATCTTGGCTTTGTGCATCTCGCTCTCAAGTATCTGCTCATGTTGTAATTGCTAAAGATGGGACTATTTATCAGTTACTCCCATTTAATATTAAAGGATGGCACGCCAAA